CTTGACGAACGCATCTGGCGTCTCGTAGTGGTTCTCGCCGATGGCGCTCGCCACGTCACTTGCTGTGATCATCTGATCGCGCAAGTCTAACCATTCCTGGGACCTTTGTTCGGCGTATTCAGCCGCGAGAAGCTCCTTCGCGCGAATCAGTACCTGAATCTCCCTGTCTTGGTCCATTGACGGGGATCTTCTTATTCTTAAAACGTGGGTCGGTTTTAAGTACAATCTCGGCAGCATTTTGTTCAGCTTGTTTTTTAGTCGACGCAAATCCAGACCCACAATCCATTCCATCAACCACGACGGTTATGAAAAACTGACCATTAAATTGCCCTGACAGGCGATAATCGGGCAAAGCGTACTTGAGCGCCTGACACCAACGCATGAGTTGATCCTTCCAGTTATCGTCAACCAGTGACGTCTGGACCTTTGTGAATGAATTGAGGACGAAATTCTTGGCGTGAATCATTCCTAAATCCAAGTAAATGGCGCCCACAAGTGCCTCGAATGCATCCTCCATGATGTGCTCGTTGGTGTTCCACCCATTACGCTCACCCTTTTCATCCATCAAAATGAGTTTATCGAGACCAAGCACTTTGGAAATTTCACAAAGGGTTTTACCTCGGACCATTTTTGTCCGGGCTTTAGTGAGAAACCCCTCCTGTTCCTTTTCGTGGAGGTCAAAGAGGTGTTTTGTGATGATAAATCCAAGAACCGAGTCGCCCATAAATTCAAGAGTTTCATAAGAGCCTGTAAGACCAGAGTACCGCTTCAACGCGCTTTTGTGAGTGAAAGCCCGTTGATACAGTTCGATATTTTTGATTTTTGTCCCAACAAGGGAATTTAGTTCATCACGCGACAAAATTGGAGGAGACTCCATTGGTTATGTTATATTACACACAAGGTTTAGTTTTAAGTCATTCTGATTCACGCAGTTGCGGGCTTTGCCACCTTTGGGCGAACCTTCTTCTCCTTGGGGGGGGCGGCATCGGTCGATGTCGCCCCGGGCTCCTCGCCAACTGGAGTGGCGGGCACCTTCTTGGCACGTGGCTTCTTCTCCGCCGTCTCGTCCTTGATGTAGTGCTTGCTCAGGTAGTGCTGCAGGTTCAGGAAAGTCAGCTGGGTACCCTCTGGAACCTCCAGCAGTGCCTTCAGCTTCTCATCCAGCGTAATCTTCTGACCCGCCTTCAGGTTATTCGCCTCGAAATACTTGTTCATGTGGTTTGACACCTGGGACCGAGAAATCATCTCGCCGTCCGCCAGACTCAGGAAAGTCTTCAGGGCATCAGTCACCTTCTGTGGCTTATTGAAACCGTTATTCTTGGTACGAGCCTCCTGCTTCTCGCCGGTGGGGTCCTCAATGTGCTGGCGAATCTTGCGAATCTCCTTACGCACAGCCTTGAGCTCCTTCATCAGGGCATCGAGAGTCACGGGAACATCGGTGGTGGTAGCCATCTTATGATCTACCCACGCGACAGGGCTTTAAGTGCCAACATGGCGAGTAGAATGATGATCAAAAACACGAAACCTTTTAAAACAATTTGCCAAACCTTGTCATCTGGGGGCTGTGGGTTTGAAAATGGCGCAGCTCCTTTTGTATCTGAAGGTTCATCACTCTGTGGCAAATTGACGTTAAAGCCTGGGGGCAAAGCACCTCCACCAGACGGACGAAAATCTTCATCAAAAATTGGATACGGTCCGACATTTTGGCATGTGGGCACGCAGCACCCGAGATCGCATGGATACACCAGACCGTTCTGTTTGTTTACGTATCCACAAATGGATGTTGTTACATCCAGGGGATCGGTCAAACACTGGCACCCTGAATTTACAAATTCAGCACTGCACGCGCTCATCTAACATTAAAGAATATTTTTGTTTATAGTACAATGGAGTACGGAAAGCCCCAGAAACTGCCAGACGGTCGATATTTCCTGAAGATTAACGGGTCTCGCCATCAGGTGAATGGCGTGACGCTCCAGGATTCTCTGACCGCCAAGTCTGTCAATTTCAAGGTGGATAATTCTAATTTGTTTACTACTATTGATAACGATCTGCTTACACAGGCCAAGGAATCTCGGGTCGAGTGGTTCGGCAAGGAGCTCAGCGACGAGACGATTGCAAACGCCTTCCAGGAGAGCGTGACTGATGCTGTCATCAGCGCGACTCTGGCAACCGTCAAAGGTGAGGTGGTCACCACGGCATTCGATATTCAGAAGAATCCCGTCGAGCTCCAGGAGGTGGCATCAGGCTCGAAGTGTGACGTGCTTCTCGAGCTGTCTGGTCTGTGGTTCCTGAAAAAGTCGTTCGGTCCCATCTGGCGCGTCGTCCAGGTGCGCGTCCGGAGTGGTTCACAGAAGGCATCCTTCCCCAAGGAGTACCTGTTCACGGACGACCCCGAGGAGGATGATGACCCAGCAGATTATTTGGATTGAGTCCCCAGGACCTCCAAAGGACAAGTTCCTTCGGAACTTGGGACTCCAGCCAAAAAAATATCACCAACTTATAATAAATGAATCGCAAGGGACTGGTAATTTTGGTTCTGGCGGCAGTCATCCTCCTGATGCTTTTCGCCCCCACTTCTTGCCGCAGCTCGTACGGTGTCGCCTCAGGAGCCCAGCCAATGGGCTTTAACACTGTAAATGATGGCACGGCGACAACTCAAGTTAACACCATGGGCGCTCCCTACTCAGGTGGTGCGACCGGTGGCAGCTCGGTGTCCTCCGCCAGCCTGATCCCCCGCGACGTGGTGGCAACCGAGGACTTTGGTCAGTTCAGCCCAGACAAGATCCTGGGTAACCAGAACTACCTGGACCCACGCAGCCAGATCGGCTACCCAGAGACCATCGGCGGCGTTCTGCGCAACGCCAACCGCGACTTCCGCAGCGAGCCACTGAACCCCCGCACCCCAGTGTCCATCTTCAACCTCAGCACCATCCCACCAGATGTGATGCGCCCCAAGTTTGAGATTGAGCGCGAGTACCAGTAAATTTCTTCGAAATTTACGAGGCTTAAAAAAATGACCATTTCTTTTAGTAATGGACTTCAAAAATGCTACGAATGAGTGGATCGCTATAAAGACCCAGCTCGCCGCAGCTCGCAAAGATCTCTCAACGCTTAATCAGCGTGAAAAGGAGCTTCGCAAGTTTGTGACTAAACACATGGGGGATAACAAAATTGACACCGTAAATGTCCAGGACAAGGTCAAGGTGAATTTCAAGCTTAAAACGGTCAAGGGTAGTATCACAAAAGACGTGATCAAGAAGGGTCTTAGTACCTTTTTTGGCGGAAACGAGGCTCAGGTCGAGGGCGCTTTCACCGCCATCCAGGACGCAGTCGACGTCAAGGAAGTTGCAGGCGTCAACGTATCTGGAATCAATAAGCTCCTGTCTTAGAGAGACTGAACGTAAGTACAATAAGACGAAATGGGTGTCAACGACGAGTACTCGCGTGACGCTTACACTTTCGAACAAGCCTGGGAAGATTCCGATGATTCAGACGAGTTTGCTAACGACCTCGATCCCGAAGATTGGGAAGCTATGTATTCCGAAGAGATTCACGACGGTTGGACCATTTTCAACGAATATGTAAATGACAACTATTTGATGCTGAAAAGTAGTTGTACGTATACAAAGTTTGTTGAACTTTTGCTACGACCTGAATTGTATTATTCGACCAGCCCGTCCGACCATGCTATTCAGGCGTGGAAAGCAGTCAAGCGGATCCTGATTATAAAAGAACGAGTCGATCCTGAAAATTTCTACAAGTGGTTCGATATTAATGTGAATGTATAATAAATGATTGATATTACATCTCCAAAGGTGCTGACACCAGCACTTTTGTTTGCAATCCTAAGCCCTGGACTCTTGTTGGGATTCCCACCCGGTTCAGGTCTTTTGGTTCAGGTGTGCATGCACGCCCTTTTACTCTGCATCTTTAACTATCTGATCGTGAAGTTCATTTTTAAATTTAACGTGACTACCGCTGATATCATAGTGCCCGGAGTGCTGTTTGTGGCACTGACGCCAGGGGTTATTTTCAGCCTCCCCTCATCAGGACCTGCCGCGATTGGCGTTCACACGCTCGTCTTTTCTCTGTTTTATGCATTCTTGCGCGGACAGTTCCCCGAGTATTATTAAGAAACTAATTTTGTATTAAAATAGAAGATGGTCAAACACCTTGTGATAGGACCCGGAGCCATGGGATACTTTATGTATCTCGGTGTTTTAACGAAATTAAAACAAGAGGGTCAACTTGGGGATCTCGAGGAAATTTCAGGATCAAGTGCAGGGGGTATGGTAGCCTTTACCTATGTACTCTCAAAAGGAAACATTCCAGCTATTCTCGACTATTCACTGACTGTTCCAGTCGGAGACATAATGAAACCAAATATTAAAAGTCTATTGAACAACTATGGTCTTATTTCGTCTAAAAAAGTTAGAAAAATTATTGCAGAATTATGTAAAAAATTTATAGGAAAGGATGACATCACATTCAAGGAACTTTATGAGATGAATCCTATAAAACTTCACATCTCGGCATATTGTGTGGATTTCATGAAGACCATTTACTTTAATATAGATTCTTCGCCTAATATGAGTGTACTAGACGCTATTTCAGCCACAATAGCTGTTCCATTTTTATTCGCACCCGTAAAACTCAGTGATGGGTATAATTATGTGGATGGTGCTACGGTAGAAACTACTGCCTCAAGTCCATTCGTGGACCGAAGCGACACGTTAGCTCTCAGGATCGCGTGGGGGCGGCTCTCAGAGGTCAAGGATCTCAAGAGTTACGCACTCAGTATTTTGTTTTCTAATATGAAAATGCGGCACGTATATGGTGTCCCGACCCATGACATAGATATTCCCGATGATGACATATATGATTTTAATGCGTCAAATGAGAGTAAACTCAAGATGTTTATGATTGGGTTGTCCCAAAATTTTTCCAAGTAAAAAGTAACAATGAGTTCTATTCTGCGATCAGGCTACATGATGCATCGCAAAGCTAAGCGTATAACAGTCCATAGGAATGGCAAAACCTTTTCCTATGTGCGCAGCGCAGGCGTGACCCGCGTGCGCCCAGTTCCCATCCCAGACGTGGGTGCGGCTGGCAAGGGTCCCAAGATTATCGGCAAGCTCAAGAAGGGCATGTTGACCCGGTATGGGTACCACCCAGTTGAGGCGATGACGAATCGCCACAAATCGCTGGTGCGTGCCGTGACCAAAGGCAAGGAGGATCCTCACGCAGTTATCAAGCGTCTTGTTGCCATCAGTACCCTGACCAAGCGCACAGCCCCCCGCGCCTCCCGCATCTACAACGCTGACGCCACGTGGGTCCATGCCAAGTATGCCAAGAATTTTGATCGTAAATAGAAATGGCAACTCGTCCACCAACTCGTCTGGTTGGAGGTCCTTTTTCCGTTGCCGCAAATTCCCGGACGGCTCGAGCGGTTGCAGGCAAAGCGACGGTCCAGATG